ATTGTATTAATAAATCATTAGCACCTCTAATTCTTAAATCACCAGTTCCTTGCTCATCTATATATGAATTTGAACCATCGTGATATATCTGTAAATCACCACCAGACGCAGAACCAATTTCTAACTTAACATCATCACCAAGTATTAAATCACCTGTCATCGTGCCACCAGCCTTTGGAAGTGCTGCGTTTGCTGTAGTATTACAAGCAGCGACATCTACACCATCAAATGTTGAATTAGTAGTGATTGCCCCTGTCATTGCTCCACCAGCTTTAGGTAAGGCAGCATCTGCAGTTGTTCCTTGAGCAGCAGTAGCATAATCACTAGCATCAAAGGCTTTAACTTCGGCTAGATTAGTTACTTCAGAGTCCATTAATGCACCTGCTGCGGTTACATTGGTAGCATCTGTTACATCAGCACCATCTTCTACATTAGCAAATGTCAATACTTGTGCTTTAGTTAGTTCTTCAATAACTCCATCAGCACCAGATACTCTACCGAGTATTCGCTCATCAGCAGAAACATTCTGTATCTTCGCATAAGTAACTTGGTCATCATCAATATGAATAGTATCAATACTTCCATCTACATATTGGTCAGAGTCTACTGTGTTAGCACCTAGCGAACCTACTGGAAGATTGCTTATAAGAAGTCGTTTACTCGTACCACCATCATTAACTAATAATTGTTCTGCTCCATCTGGTGATGTTAATTCTGTTAATGCCGATACTTTAGTTGTTGCCATTGTTTACTCCGTAATAATATAGTTAGGTGATGATGAAGAAGAGGCTTCTGTAATAAGATAGTAACCACTTAAATGTTCCATCTCTATTTCTTGAGCAGAAGATTCACTAGGGTCAAACTCTCTTAACCATTGCCTTCTGTTGGCTAATATAGTTAGAAGTTTCTTTTTCTTCCAATGTAATCTACGAACTGGTGGAAACCTTTTAACTAATGGTCTAGTCTTACCACGCCCCATTAGAGTCTGAACCTCATCTTCCTTCTACCGATTCTTTGTCTATCTACTAAAGACCTAAGTTCATCTTTAATTTCCTCTAAGAGTGGCGAATACTTTGTGATAACTGAGTCATCTTTTTTCTTAGAAATCTTACCGCTAGGCGTACCCTCATACGAGCCACCTTTAACTCCAGAACGAGAATCGCTTGGAGTTTTTGTAGTCTTACTTTTAAATTCATATACTGTTGCCTCTGTTTTACCTTTTTCGTTGTTTGATTTAAGATTGCTACCACCATATTTAGGTGCTTTGCCTTCTGATTGAACACTATCCAATTCTTCTTTAGGGTCTAATAAACCATCAAGCATATCCATAAGAGAATCTAGTTCTGTTTCTTCTTCTGGTTCGTCTGCAAATCTAAGAGCATTATGTTCGATGTATTCTTCTTCTGACATACTCTCTTCATCTTCTGGGTCATAATGCAATTTATAAGTTTCCACAAGCATCCTTGACCAGATTTCTCTTATCTTGGCTTTAAAGCGTTCTAACTCTAAATCCGTTCCAGTATGTTCTTCGCAGCTGTCTTTAAATATGTCCACTAAATTTATTCCTATAGTTGCCTTTCTTGTTGGTTTCGCTTATGCGTTTGCGTTCTCTCATATTCCATTGAGTATCTATATTTCCAAAATGAGGGCGAGATTTATTGAGTGTCATTATTACACTACCTTTTTCACCACACTCTGGACATTCTTTCTTTCGGTTTCTATCTGACATAGAACACATCTCTTCAAAGACATGACCATGTTTACATTGATAGTCGTAAAAAGGCATAGTATTTCTCAATAATTAGTTCAGAATAGCCTCCTCGTAAGAAGAGGCTATAACTTAACTAACTACTGATTAGCTAGCTGGTACTACGAAGCAAAGTCCTGCATCATTACGCAATTCTTTAACACCATAAATAGTGTCAGAAGTGAATAAATCTCCAAGGTACTCTTGCTTGTACTGTGTTTGTGAGCGTACACCCACTTGCTCTGCTAGAACTAGAGCATCTTTGTGCATTAGTATGCCAACACGCTCAGTACCACCACCAGAACTTCCAGTACCACCACCAGAACCAACTGTATCGCAGTTTGTAGATACATAAACATCTATGCCATAAATCATACCAATCTTACCTGTACGGATAGCATCACCAGAACCAATATATTGTTGCTCTGTGAATCTGTTGATTCCAAGCAAATCATTAGCACATACTGGTGGAATAATCAATGAACGATTGTCCATTGGTACATCAGCATTATCTAGTTTTAGTATCAATGCACGAAGTCCAGCATCAGTAATATCTGCTTCATTCGTACCCGACCAAGCAGTAGTGCCTGTACCGATAAAAGCAGTAGTGTAACTGCCATCAGTAGTCGCACCACCTTGGAAACCTTCTCCAAGGTCTACTAGGTCTGTATCAACTTGTTTTGCGAGTGCAAAACCTGCATCGTCAGTATAGAACTTCCTCATTGAAGCAAGGGATTGCACTTCTGCAATATCCTCAATCAACTTGGAATATTCATAATGTTTATTAATAGATACATCAACGGTTGTATTTGTAGCTGCCGATAATGTAACTTGTGTGTTTGCTGCTTTAACACTAGCTGAACCTCTCGCTGGAACTGGAATGTGAATAGTATCACCTTTCTTTCCTTTGTGAGATAGCTTAGTAACTAAGTTAGCAACCACTAAGTTCGACTTATACGCACCTATAACTTCATCCGACCACAATTCGGGGATGAAGTTGTTGGCAACACTAGTCGTGACTTGATTTGAGCCTAAAGCCATTTTACTTCTCCTTTATAAATGATTATTTAACCCTACCTTCTTGATACGCTAACTGAATTTCATCAGCCAACGACTCATATCGTCTAGGGTCTGTAACTTGAAGGTTGATTAAATCATTCCTTCTATACATTTTCTTGCCACCAACCGATTGTGTGGAACGAGTTTCAGATACAGTTTGTCGTAATGCTTTCTTAGCTTTAGCCTTCTCACTCTTTTGAACCTCTTTGGTTTTTTCAACCATATTGATTTTATCGTACATATCAAAGAGTTCAATTGCATAGTCTGGTCTATATTCTTTATCAGCTTTACGGAAAATATCTTTTCTAATCTCACTAGCACCTACCCAATCTTGGAAATTCTTGTCTGCGACAGTCTTTTGCCAGTTTGGATATGCCTTTTCAAGTACATTCAACTGTTGTTGTTGTTCTTGTTGGGCTTGTTGCTCTCTTGCCTTTAGTACATCTGGATGATTTTCTATAGCTGAGTTGACTGCTTTCGCAGGGTCAGTATAAAAAGCATCTTCAAAACTAACTGCCTCTTCTTGTGGCTCTTCTATAGTAGTGTTAGACTTGTTTTGTGCCTCAAGTAAACTCTGGATTAACTTCCGTTGCTCTCCAACTTCAGTTCCTTGTTTACCTAATGCCTGTTCGACATTTTGGTGCATTTCAATTACCTCTTGCATAGACTTCCCTGCATACTTTGTAGGTACTTCAAACTCTGGAGTTTTTTCAACTACATTCCCATCTGGTTCTGCAACTGCCTCTACTACTTGTTCTTCTACCTGTGTTTCTGTTATAGGTTCATCTACCTTTGGTGCGTCATTTACTACTATACTCATTTTTTCTCCGCCCTCGTGGGGTTGTGAAGTTATATTATGTTGGATTTGCGTCTTGCAGTTCTTCCAACGCTAGTGTAGTTGCAGTATCTAAACTCAATAAAAAGTTTAGTATACGCAACTGACCCTTGATTATCCAAAGGTCTTGCTCAGAATGAATATTATCTAAATTAGTAATACTCAATTCTAAATTCTCTAATTCTTCTTTTAAATCTAACCAGCCTTCGCCTCTTAACATATCTAATCTATCAGATAGGAAAGCCTCATCTGTTTTTGCCATAAATTATTGTACTGTAGTATTTATAGGGCTGGTTCTTCCAGCTTGTCTAGCTTTAGCTAGGTTTAATATAGTTTCTGATTTAAGATGTTCTACTTCTGGTACATTTCTAGCTGTTTCAGAGTGTTGTCTGGCTACATCTGCCTTAGTTTTCTCTAAACCTACAGCAGTTTTTTGCATATTCAGTTGTTTCTCTGCCATATCTAGTTCATTAGGCTGTAGTACAGCAGCTTCTGCAAGATGTTTTTGGGCTTTAGCTTGTTCTTCTTGTGCTTCAGCTTGAGTCTTAGCAATATTTGCTTGTGCTTGTTGCATTGTTAATTGAACACCCATTTGTTCCATTTGTTGCATTTCTGGATTTGGTTCTTGCCCTTGCTGTAGTCCAAATACAATAGCATCTCTGTTATGTATACTAGAATTTTGCATCATAGCAAGTAATATAACATTAAATGCAGGTGAATCCTTTGGTATAGCTTGTAACATCTGTACCATTTGTTGCATTTCTAACTCTTTAGCCATAATACCCATAGTAGAATAAGGTACAAACTTATAATCACTAACAGGGTATCTATCTACATCAAATTGTATCTTACGCCACATACATTTATTAATCATTGGGATAAGAAATGTATTTTGAAAGTTCATTAAGGTACGCTTTTGGCGTTTAATAGATGCAGATTGCATCATACTCATACCACTAGCTGTATCTTGTTGTTGACCCATATCAGCACTACCAGTTCCCATTTGAATCATGTTCTGTAAACTAGCTACTTGATTAAATGTTGAAGGGTCTGTTTGCCCCATGTCTAAAGGCATGATTGCTTCTCTAGGATTACCATTAGTAAGTACAGTTTTACCTGTGCGAACCTCAAATTTTGTTCCACGAGGTAGTCTTGTTGCGTCAGCAGCCATCATTGGAGTAGTAGTCATAGCCAATGCGTCTATTCTTGCTCTCATTTCTGCGTCTAATGCTTTTTGGGGATTATATCCCTTTTCTGCCACACCCCTACCCCAGAATTTATTGGGTACAATGTCGTGTTGGTAGGAAACAAATGGTCTATCTACCATCATAAAAGCATTTTCTTCTACACGCAAGATGTATTCATCATTACATATAGTTACTACTGCCTCTACTAATTCATCTTTCTTTGTATATTCAAAGTCATCCTTGTCAGCTTTGGCTTTAAGGAATCTTTTTGGTACTAAACCCCAATATTCTGTAATTTTAACTGAATCAGACTCATCAGCCTGTCGTGTTTCTGAGTCAAAGCCCATCTTCACTACATCATAATCACCATCAAGGGGTACATCTCGGTATATTCCTGACTGAATACCCTGAACTACATGGTATCTAGGCTTGATTACTTCGTGGGCGACACCTAATGCCTCATCAATTGAGTTGGCAGCAGGGTCAATAAGAAATTCTTTTGGAGATATAGGTTCTACTTTAACATCAATAGACGCATACTCTGTAATACCTCTCATACCAGTCATTGAACCCTCTACAGGTTCTTCTGAAGGTGCTCTTTCTACTGTTTGGTTGACAACAATCTTTGCAATACCTGTACCATAAATAGCACCATTAAGAAAGACCTCTGCTATCGCATCTTTACAGCCAGTCTTTTCCAAATCTTCTTGTAATAAGTTACGAATGTACTCAGCTTCACTATTATCTTGGTCAAGCATGTCATCTTGGATGTCAAACCACTTACCACGACCAAATGAAGCCTCTTCCAATTCGGCTACTGATGATTCGATTGCCTGTTGTAAGGCAGGTGCTATAATTCTTGAGCGTTCTGCTGTTCTTGTTCGGTCAGTTGAATCCCATATACCACGCCATAGACGATAATATTCATCCCACTTGGTAGTATAGTTAATTTCTCTATGAGTTCTCCAACCTTCCAGTCTATAGTTTAACCAACTAGCTAACGCTTGGTATTGTTGTTCCTTCTTGTCAAGCATAAAAATTTATTCTCCAGAAATTGGGGCGATTATAACACACTATTATTCTAAATGCAATTGATAATCATTCTCATTTGCATTAATGTATACTTTTACTTAGGGATTCTATCTCAATAGCACCATCCATAAGCATTTTGCATATAGATAGGTCTACATTTTCATCATCAGGGAGTAAGTCAGGGTCTAAGTCATTGGCTAAGTTAGCAATGATAGAACAAGCTGCTATATACCTTAGTGCTATGTTTGACTCATCTTGACTATACTCTACAACATCATTGTAATCTTTCGGGTTTAACTCATTAATATCCAGCAACATTATCTATAGGACTCCATTCTTCTTCTAATTCAATTGTGTGGGCGAAATCTGCCACACTTACTTGGTCGATGTAGGAAAGACTGTCCAAACAGTCATCATGTGCTAATTTGTTAGGGAAATCCATCATCTGGTTTTTAAAATGCTTCCAATCTTTATCTTCATTGAAAGTTATTTGACCATGTTCCATTCTGCCTTGTAACGACCAAGTGATTCTATCTATCTTCTTTTTACCACCATGTCGTAACTCTACAATCGACAACCATTGATTATTAATTCTCATTTCATCTTCCAAATAAGGTAAGATGGCGTTACGCAAAGCACCAGTTTCAATACCTACTGTGCTTGATTCTACATTTATAGCCGACATTAAGATTTTTTTGGCAGTTTCTTTAATATTCCACCTACCATGTAGGATATCTTTCACCCACCACTTATCTCGGTCTATCTTAACTATTGATATTGCAGTTTCATCTAATCTGGAACGCTTTAAGTTTCTTTCTTTCTCACTATCCTCATAACCAGCAGGGTCTACAGCTATTACATAGTTACCCTCTTGTGGTTCTTCATCTTCTTTAAACCATTCTTCTTTAAATATACCACCACTAAATGTTTCAAATGACGCTTCAAACTCTTGTCTAAAGGACATAGACGACATAGATTTACTGGCAGCTTCTATTTCTTCTTCTGGTAAGAAGGGATTATCAATTGAAGTAAATTGAAACGCATCCCAATCATCATCCTCTTGTGCATCTTGATATAAATCAAAAAAGTGATTCTTTCCTGCTGGAGTACCAATAAAGAGTGCTCTACCTTTTACATCAGCAAGAGTAGGTCTTATTATCTGTTCCCAAACAACAGGCTTCATAGAGGCGTACTCATCAAGCACGACATAAGATAATCCTACACCACGCAAGGTTTCTGGTCTGTCAGAACCCTTTAAATAAATCTTTCTTCCATTAATTAATGTTAATACAGCAGTATTCTCGTATGCTTGTAGAATTAAGTCTTTACCTAACTCTTTAAGCATAGACCACATAATATCTTTAGCTTGTTGAAAGGTAGGAGCAATATAGAATACATCTTTTGATTCAGATTGTATTGCGTTGATTAATAATAACCAAGCAGATAGGTAGGACTTTCCAAACCTTCTACCTGCTGCAACTATCTTAAATCTCTTATTTGAACGAAATATCTCTAACTGGGCTGGGTGTAAGCTAATATCTAACTCAGCCATTCACATTCACCACAACCTCATCATCACTTTTCTCTTCGGGTTCTATAAGTTCACCCTCTGGAATAACATCTAGCTGTTGCTGTATGCTTTCCAGAGAGGAAACATTAATTATTACTTGGGCATCTGCTTTAGTTCGTGTAGAGTCTATAGCCTTTTGTACAGGCAATATTCTATCTAAGCACATCTTCAAACAATGTACATCTCCTTCCATAGCCTTTGAAATTACCTTCTCGACTATTTCTGGAGATTTATTTGACATTAACTCTCGTGCCAAAGCAGTATATTTATTAACAGAACCTTTAGGTCTGCCCGAACCATTCAAAGGTTTCATACCCTTGTGGAAGTTAGGGTTTCCTCGTTTTTTCTTAGTTTCTGCCATTAGGCTCAGATTAGAGTTATCTTGTGGGTATTATAACACATAAGTTTCCTGTGAGTAAACTTTATTTATTATTAGTTGAAATGCTGTTTTTTGTGCTTGGGAGGTAATATATCTCTGCTCAGCGAAGCATGAGCCTCCCCCCATGGGGGAGTTACATAGCTTTAGCTATGTAAAGGCTCTTGCGAGAACTTTGTTCGAGCACAAAGAAATACTTTGCCTGTTCTTTGGCAAAGCCCTGCACCAGCCCCTAGAAAGCTGGTGCGCTTTGGCTTTGCTCTGCTCTTCCGAGCCGACTCTTAGGCGAGTCCTTCACGCTCTTCGCACAACTAAGCGACGGAGGAGCATAGTTGTGCAATTTTGTAGAGCAATATAAATGTAAGAGGGATATATAATATCTAAGAGCAAGAGCATTTGAAAAAGCAGAGCAAAAGATTATCTACAATGAAAGAGCAATGTTTTTAAATTACTATAAATATATTTTATGCTCTTGTTTTGGTGATGGCTTTTTATCTTTAAAAGCATTGTTCGATTTTACATCTTCAAAGGGGATTTTGTCAAGTAATTAAGTTGAATTATATTCATTGTTAGTTGAATATATAACTGTTAATTAGTTTCTATTAAGGTGTATAAGTGTTATAATATACCCAGTTACAAAGAAAGAGAAAGACCTTTTTAATTATACGGAGTAAGAAATGAACAAGCAAAATATAAAAATTGAAATTGAAGTT